CCGCCCGCGCCTGGAGCGGTAGGCGAGGCACCGCGACCGCCAGTGCTACCATCGGCATCTATGCCATTCACACCGTTGGCGTCGCCTCCAGGGCCGCCGGAGGTGCCTGCCGCCCCACCACCTGCCCCCACCACCATCACCGGGACGCCATTTATCCAGATCTCGGTGGCGCCGCCCCCAGGCCCCTCACCGTTGCCGCCGTTGCGCAAACCAGAGCCGCTGGTACCGGGAGTTGGAAGGTTCTCTCCAACTCCGGGCAGCCCAGGACCTCCCGAGCTATGGGTGATCACATCGCCAGGGTTGAGGAGGAACAACCCGCGCCCATAGGCCCCGCCGCCACCGCGCGGAGAGGACGGATGGAACGGGTCGAACTTCCCGCCACCGGCGCCCCAGCCTTTCGCCTCCATGACGCAAGGCGTGACGATCGTGAAGTTCTGCAGTGTTCCCGCTTGACTGCTGACGTTGGCCGGGAGCTGGTTGGCGGCCGCCATCATGCCGCCACCGAACAAGTCGCAGTAGGGCGCGCGATGGATGCGCGGCTCCGGCGGAACCAGCAGGCCTGAGGGGCGGCGAAGCCAATCCATCCTCAGAACCCCTTCACGTAGACTGCGTCGATGGCTAGCGTTCCCGCGGCAGTCTTGACCACCTCGCAGATCGCCCGGTCCCGCTTGCCTGCGGCCGCGCTGGGGATGGGTGCCACGCCGGCGGGAAAACGGAAGAGGCTATCGAACGCGACCGCACGGTTCCCGGTCGCGTCCTGCATCGGGATGATGGTGAACTCCATCCCCTCCATGTCATCGGTCAGGGTGGGAGGTCCGAAGGTCGTTCCTCCGCCCAGTGTTACCTTGAATTTGTTGCCGACGGTCAGGTCCAAAGCGATGGTTGCGGCCCACGGTACCGTCACCACCCTGGGCACCACCGGTGTGCGGAAGGTAAGGGTGCCGTTGGCCGCGGTGCGGAATACCTCGATGCCATTGACCACGAAGCCGATCACACCAAGGGCGGAACGATAGAAGCCGCTGGTCGCCTCACCAATCCGCAAGCCGAGATTGGTGGAATCGGTCCCGGCGTATGTCTGCAACCACCCGGTCAGCGTGCCACCGATGGATTTGAGGAAGGATGCCAACCGCCAGCCCGAGCCGTCCGGTTTGACCTCGATCCCCTTGCCTGCATCGGCCGCCCCGACGGTCGGCATGTTCACGCCAGCGGCCGCAGCTCCCGCCGCATTGGCGTATCCCAGGGCTGCGGTGGCGCTGTTACCGGCGGAAGATGCATATCCCTGGGCTTCGGTCGCCTTGTTGGTGGCGATGATCGCTTGAGCCGTGGATGTGGCGGCATTCGTAGCAGAGACAGTCTCGGTTGCGCCGTGCTGCCCGACCAACACGAATTTCGAGCCATCATAGGAGACGTCAGCGACCGAACCTGTGACCAGATCGTTGGGCAGCGTGTCGGTGCCATTGAACCGCTTGAGCGCCTTTGTCCCCAGCAGGCCCGTCGGTCCCGTGACGTTGATGGCACAGGGTCCGTTGTTCGCTACCGGCACCTTGAAACGGAAACTCAGCCCGGAAGCATAGCTCGGCGGGTCAAAGGGCAGCGTCACCACATAGACGACCGGACCGCCCGTCGCGATGGCCCAGGTCACCCGGCCCTGCTTCATCGCCAAATCGTCCGGCAGCAGATCAAACCCGGCCGCCACCGCCTCGAAGGCGGCATTGATTGATTCTGCACGGGCCAGCGTTCGCTTGGATTCCGGGTTGTCGTGGTTGAAATAGGGATTCGTCATCGCCGTAGCCCTCGCGCGGAATGGTGGAGCGTCAGGCCATGGATGGTGTGGGGATCCTCGTACGTCGCCTCGGTTCCGATGGCGAGTGAGATGCTGACGCCACTGCCGTCGATGTATGCTTCGGCAACGCCCTCGACGGGCGAGGACCAATAGAACTCGTTCCAGGCCGCCTCGTCCCAGAAGCCACCCCTACCGGATACGTCGAAGCTCTGCTCCGCGACCGACGGCAGTTCCGGGGCGCCATAGTCGAAATCGGCGGAGGCATAGAGCGTTGTATTCGGCGCCGCCGTCACCTCGACGGTCGCCTTGTGGAAGCGCTTGTTCAGCGTCGGTGTGCCGAGGTGATTGAAGGCAAGGCGCACATAGCCGGCCAGGGGCTGGCCGTCGCAGCTGGTCCCGCTGTCGAGCCGGAACACATGGCCGTCGTCCGAGCCGAAATAGAGCTGCTCGGATCCGTCGGCGCCCTCGACCGAGACAGCGCAGCGCACAACCCTGCCGAGGTCGAGCGGCATGAAGGCTGGACCGTCGCTGGACAGGTCCATCACCAGCCCGGTGCCGTCCGACCAGAAGAGCCGCCACTGGTTGAGGTCACGCACCCGCAGGCTGGCCACCACGGTGACGCCGGCTTTCCGTTTGGCGTCGAGATATGGCTTGATCAGGCGCGACAGGGTGCCTGCCTGGAAGTCGCCGAACTCCTGCACCGATGCGAGGTTGCGGACGCCGCGATCGTCCAGCCAGATGGGCTGGGCCATGGCCTGTACGGACCATTCGATGCCGCCGGCTTCCTCGGTGATCACCTTCAGGTCGCCATCGGCCTGGGAGCCAGAGAACACGGTGCCGTAGAGCACGGCGATGCGGTTGCGCCCCCAGATCGGCATGGTGCCGGCATAGCCGGGGATCATGGCGGTGATGGTCTGACCGATCGACAACTCGCCCGCACCAGTCAGCACCGACCATGCATAAGGATCGCCAAGCCCTGAGAATTGGAGCGAGGCATCGAAGCTCAGGAACAGGTAGTTGGAATGGGCGGCGATGTGGCGCGGCCTGTCGGTCGCCATGCCGGTCAGGATCGGCACGAAGATAGCACCGTCCCATTCAAAGGCCGGGTTCACGCCATCGCAACCATACATCCGGTCGGCGCCCGCCAGCCCCGTGAAATTGTAGTTGGCAAACTCGTAGCGTCCGCCCGGCAACTGGGTGATGGCGGAGGAGGCGCCATCGGCCGTCGCCTTGGTGACGCCACCCACCTTCAGCGCCTCTCCGCTGACGAAGGCGCCCGAGATGGCGGCGAAGATCAACTGCCCCTTCGCCTCGTTTCCGGCGGTCCAATCACCCTCTCGCACCACCACCCGTGTCACCACGCCGTTGACACCCGAGGTGCCGCCGGTAACCGTCTGGCCCTCGGCGATCTCACCGGTGCCGGCGGTAAACTTCACCCGGTGGCCCAGCGCCTGCGCCACCCACCCGCCGGCCGTCGCCTTGTGCATGATGCAGGCGGTGCCTCCCGCGTTGTCGCGGAAGGCGTAGAGGGCGCCCGCATAGCCCCACACGCCGCGGATCGGGCCGGAGCCGGGAACAGCGCCGATCTTGGCGCGCTGCAGTTCGATGGCGGCGCGCAGCCATGCCTGATCGTCGCTATCGTTGGAGGCCCCGCGCTCGGTCGCGCCATCGGCCGCCGTGGCCCGGGTAACGCCGCCGACCTTGAGCGCCTCGCCATCCGCAAAGTCACCGGCGACCGAGGTCAGCACCACATAGCCGCGGGCGGTCCCATCCTCATAGCTGCCGCCCTGGTCGAGCACCGCTGTGATGGTCAGGCTGCCCATGTCGGCGGCAAGTGCGCTCCCGGCGCGGGTGGTCAGGGTCAGCACCCGCGGCTGGCGCGGCGAGGCGTCGATCAGCGCTTGGCCACTGGCGCCCGAAGTGCCGCCGGTGACGGTGTCGCCCTGAGTGATCGCGGCCGTTCCTGCCTGGAAGGGCAGCACCCAATAGGATGCAGCCGACGGCAGCAGCCGGCCGTCGACGCGCTCATAGCCGGCGATGCGGGTATAGCCCTCCTTGCGCGGCTCGTAGTTCACTCCACCCAGCGCAGCGCCGGGGTTGCGCTGGATGGCGGGGGTGACAAGGTCCATGCCGCCGACGGTGGGATAGTGGCCGGTTTGCTGGCTCATGCGAGCGCTCCCCCGGCGATGGCGATCTGCGGAAGCTGGTCGCGCTCCAACTCGCCCAGCACGCGCCGATAGTTCGCGGCGGCGGTCGCAATGGCGGTGGGCGCCTCGTCGTGCTCGGACAGCAGTTGGAGGGCGCGCCATTTGATGGCATCGTGGAACCGAACCGGCATGGCCGGCACGTCCGTGTTGCTGGCCAGCAGTTGAGGTGCGGCGCGGTATTCGCCCCGCACGACATAGACGCTGTCCGGCGCTGGTCCGAGAAGGAGGGCGCCGTTGGCCGGCTTGATGGCGCAGGCGACCGGGCGCTGCTGGACCTGCGCGCCACGTCCGTAGATCACGCGGTAGCGGTCCCAGCTGATGGGCGTGATCTCGCGCTCATCAGCCGACCCGATGGCCTGGTCGTAGAGGGTGACTGAGCCGTTCTCGATGATCCAGGCCGCGAGGTCTGAGATGTTCCAGGCGGCGGCGGTGTATTCGGCGGTGCCGGCGATGGTGGCCACCTCGAACTCCTTGCGCATCCAGGCCCAGGCGCTGCGGCTGTTCTGGATGTCCGTCCAGGCCTCGGCGGTGAACTGGACGATCTTCGCCAGCCGGCCGGACTGTCCGGTCACGCTGACGGGCTGGGCACCGGAGACGGTGCCGCTGTCGCGGGCCACGGCCTGGCAGAGTTCGAGGAAGGTGGGCATCGCCGGGCGCCCCGATCAGGCCGCCGCCGGCATGGAGAGGATGCGCATGGGGTAGAGCGGCACGTCGCGCGAGCTGATATTGCCCTCCTCGTCCATGTCGTAGAGGGTCTGAGTCGCGTGCGCCAGAACCTCGACATAGGGCAGGCCGACCTCGCAGGTTTGGGCGCGCGGGATCAACATCGACTTGCCGTTGACGGCGACGAACACGGCACGGTCGCCGCCGGGGCCCTCCTGCCGGTCGATCATGATCGTCGCCTTGGGGCCGCGCTGGTAGCTGCCGGGATCGACGGCATGAGCCGGGGTCTCGGCGGTCGCAGCGGCGACGGGCGCCGTGGCTCCGACGGAGTCCAGCACCGTGATGTCGTCGCGCTGATAGCCGGCCGACGCGATCTTGGCGCGCAGGGTCTCAATCCGGATGTTGGGGTTCGGGCCGAGGTCGATGCCCAGCACGGTGGTAGCAAACCAGCGGAGCTGGTCGACAGTGGCATCGGCGATCTTGACGGTGACGTCCTGGGGCATCGGGAAAATCCTCGGGTCAGGCTGGTGGGTCAGGGCAGCAGGCCGGCGGTCTTGAAGGCGGCGATCAGCTCGTTCACCTTTGCGGAGATGTCGGCGAAGTTGTTGTTGATCGCGGCGCTCTGATCGCTGCCGTTGGTGGCGCCGACCGCCTGAAGCGTGTTGTTGGCGGAGCCGCCGGTGCTGTCGGTCAACGCGACGACGGCCGGGGCGCTGTGCACCTGCCGCAGCAGGGTGTCGAGCGCGCGGCCTTCGCGGATTTTACCGATCAGCTGGAGGGCGGCGGTGCGGTTGCTGGCCATGGGCGGAAGTCCTGTTCATGGGGCCAGGCCGCCGGAGCGGCCCGCAGCCCGTCAGCCACGCTGGTTGCGCATCGCGATCCAGACGATCTTCTCGCCCGACGCGTTGATGTCGGCATCGGCGCCGATGGTGAAGCCCTCGCCGGCCGTGGTGGAGCCGGCATAGACGCTGACGCCATTGGTGGTGACGTAGGCGTGGCTCTTGTTCGCCGTGGTGGCATTGTCGGCGATGCGCAGGTACTTGATGCCCGCGGCGGCCGGCATGTCGCTGGTCCACTCCATCATCGGATCGAGGTTGCCGGCGTCGGCGATGTTGATGAGCTTCACGTAATCGGGCTGCCAGCCCAGGCTGATGTTGATGGCGGCGCCGGTGCCGCTGACGGTGCCGGATCGGAAGTTGCTGGCCATGAGGGCTGTCCTTCGTCAGGGAAGTGAGGCGGGCCGGAAGCGCCGGCCCGCGCAGGGCCGTTCGCTTAGAGGGCGGTGACCGCCACCTCCATGCGCGACATCCAGTTCTGGTTCAGGATCACGGCCGTGAAGTACGTCTTCCAACTGACGTAGCCGCGCTGCCCCAGCGGGTCGGACTTGTCCGGCTTGCCGGGGTTCAGCAACATCCGCGTAATGCGGCCGGCTCCCTTTAGAGGCACGGTGCGAAGGGCCTCCTTGGCGAAATACAGGACCGGATAGACGTCGGCACTGGTGCCGCTGGTGCTGACCATGGCCGTGCCGGATCCGTTGTAGGCAGCGCCGGCATCGGTGATGGCGCTCAGCTCCGGCGACAGGACGTAGCGCACATCCTCGACGGAGCCGATTTCCTCGGGGCACACCGGCTTGCGGCTTCCGTATTCGGCGACGGGCGTGAAGCCGGCCATGCCGCGGATATCGGATTCAAGGTCGGTATGTGCGACGGCGATGTAGCTGGCCTCGATGGGTTTGGTGCCGTAGTTCGGCGAGCCGTCGAGGATGGATGTGATCTTCATCCCCTTCTGAGCCTTCAGGAATCGGGTAACCGCCCTCTGCTTGCTCAAGCTGATCGGCGTGTTGACCGACGAACGGCTGGCGCCGTTGGCATAGAAGACGCTGGTGCCAGCCTTCAGGGTGCCATAGGTCACCATTTCGGTGGTCAGGGCCGCCTGCTCGCCAGCGAGCATGGAGGCATCCTTCAACACCGGATCCTCGGCAAGATCGTCGACCACGTCGGTGATCTCGATGGGCTTGCCGTACTGCTTCAGGGTCGCGGTCACGTCCTCGTAGCTCATCTTCTGAGCGGAGGGGGTGACGCCTTCGACGAGCGGCGTGGTGGCGGCGGGGAACGGAATCGGCCGGCGGAACTTGACCGTGTCGGCCTTGTTCTTCGGCATCGGCTTCGACATGCCGAACTTCTGGAGCACCAGAACGGGTTCGGCATGTCGAAGCATCTCACTGGCGGCCCAGGCGGCGGTGCGCTGGTTGATGTCGCCGTAGGTGGTCTGACCGGTGGCCATTGGGCACTGCCCTCAGGTTAGCGGCCCTTTGCGGCGTAATACGCGAATGCAGCATCGTAGTCGTCGGGCGGGCCGCCGGCCGGGCCTGCGCCTCGGCTGGTGACCGCAGCCCCTGACTCCAGCTGGCGTTGCCGGCGGGCCGCGAGGTTCGCGGGTGCACCCGTCGCCGTAGCGCCGGATGCGGACGGTGCCGCCGTTGCCGCCCCCATCCCCTGGTGCGCCTTGAAGCGGGTGATGATGTCACCGGCTTCGGCCGCATCCTGAATGGCCTCTCCATTGCGCTGGATGGCTTCCACCACGTAGCGGGGCTGGGTTTCCAGCCACTTGCCGAACGCTGGGTTGCCGGTCACCTGCATCCAGTCCGGGTGCATCTGCGTCAGGGCCTGTTCCTCGCGGTCGAGGGCCTGCTCGCGTTGTGCGTGGGCTTCCGTAGAATCCCGCTGGTCGAGGCGCGTCAGTGCTTGGGAGAGCTGCGTCTGCAACGACGAAAGCTTTGCCAGGACTGGGCGTGCGACCTCGGGGTATTCCTCCTGAAGCCGGCGGATGTCGGCATCGGTGGCGTCCTGGTCCTGGCCCGTCGAACCGGCGGCCTTGGTGAAGGCGGCCAACTGCTTCTTGAGGGTGTCATTTTCTTTTTGCAGGACGGAGACGCGGCCCCGATTGGAGCGGCTATCGTGATCCAGTCTCTGCAACTGCTGCTGGGCGGCCTGATAGGCGGCCCGCTGCTGCTCGCTTGCGGTAGACCATATGTCGTCGGTCGCGACTTGTCCACCCCCTTGGGGTTGCGTCGCTTGGGTTGTCTCACCCCTTTCGGTTCCGCTGGCTCCGGCGGTGGCGCCGGGCTGCTGCCCGCCATCGGTCGAAACGGCGTCGGTCGTGGCGGACAGCTCTTGTTGGGCAACTGCGCCAACATCCGCCGCGGTGTCCGTGGTGCCGGCGAATTCCGCGAAGGCTTGCTCGAAGCTGGCTTCCTCCGCGCCCGTGGTGGCGCCCGGCTCGGTGGCGGTCTGCCCGTCGGTCGGTGCGGTGGTCATGTCCCGTAGGTCTCCGTTTCGATGGCAATGACGGGGCGCTCCTCGGTGAGGGCGAGAAGTTCTGTGATGGCGATCAGCCGGCCGCGCAGCACCTGGGTGCGGTCATGCGGCGTGGTCGGGCTGTCGATCTCGGCGCGGATGGCGGCTCGCTCCTGCTCCGCCCAGGCGGTAATGGCCGCCCATGTGGCGGAATGGCGGTCGATGGCGGTCATGGCGCGAACCTCGTGCCGGCGGGCATGGACGCCGGATGCGGCGTGGGTAGCGCGGCAGGATGGGGAGGCACCATGGCCGCCTGCTCCTTCGCCGCCTGCCGGTCCTTGAAGCCGACCTCGGCGGCGAAGATGCGCTCCTTGTGATCCTGATCGGCAGCCTGCATCTGGAGCTTCGTCCGCATCTGCTCGATGGTGAGGTTTTGCGAAGCGGCCAGCTTGGCGAGTTCGGTTTCCCGGTTGATCTGAGCGACCTGGATTTTTGTCTCGGCGTCCAACTGGGCCTTCTGCATCGCCGCCTTGAGCTTTTCCATCTCGATGGCGACACGCGGATCGTCCTGCCCTTGGCCCTGCTGCGCCTGCTGTTGAGCCTGCTGCGCCTGGGCGATCTCCTCGTCGGTCATTACGATCTCGTCGGCGGAGATCATGTGAGCCTGGACGGTCTTGCGGTACAGCTGCGGTGCCTTCGTGATCGGCCCGAGCACCGGATGCCCGGTGAACTGCATGCACATGGTCATGAGGTTCTGCGCCTGCGCCTCGCGGACCAGCAGGACGGAGGTGCCGCGGGCGTCGACCTCGAAGTCGCCCTTGATGGTCTCCTTCGGGTTGAACTGCATGTTCCAGTCGTAGAGGCGCCGGATGTTGGGGACGGTCACCTCGTCGTCCCAGTCCTTCACCGCGTCGCGGAAGATGACGTTGGAGGCGTTCTGCAGCATCGCCATGCCATTGGCCGTCTGTGTCTGGTGGGCGCCAGCCTCACCCTGCGCGATCAGGGGCAGCGACACTTCGTCGTCGATGAACTCCTGCGCCAGCTTGATGATGTTCAGCAGCTCCGGCTGCCGGCTGTCGATGGGATAGGTCTCGAAGACCGCGCGCATGCCATTGGTGCTGACGCCGTCAGGCTTGGCGAACCAGATTTTACGGGGCTTCAGGTCCCAGGTGCCGTCCGCCGGCTCCACCTTATTGCGGTCGATGACGATCTGCGGACCTGTCGACAGGCCGCCATTGTCCATCATCATCCGCCATGCGGCATTGAGCGCCGATTGGGTGTCGCGCATCAGCGACGGCACGCCCCGACCCCAGAAACTGCCCTTGTCCCGGGCGAAGGCGAAGGCGGAATAGATCGGGTCCTGGCTGTCCAGGACATGGATGCCGAACTTGATCACCTCGTTCTGGCAGAACCAGACGACGGCCTGCACTTCGTCGAGCGGATCGATCTCGCCATATTCGGCCGCCGCATCATGATCGCCCTTGGCGCCATAGAAGCAGCACAGCTGTTCGGCAGTCAGCGGGCCGT